GCTATTATAGTCAATTAGGATTTAGTTCTAATGGAAATTTATATTATAGAAGTTTTTCAGCAACAGCCATAAACACTTCACAGGCTTGGAGAACAATTATTGATTCGGGTAACATCGGTTCACAAACTGTATCTAACGTTTCGGGAACTGTTGCTATTGCGAACGGTGGTACTGGAGCTACTAGTGCTGCAGGAGCAAGAACAAACTTAGGATTAGTGATAGGTACGGACGTACTAGCACAAAGAACCTTTGGAACGGCAGCAAATAATAACACAGGAGATTTTGCTGCGTTCAATGCGGTACATTTTGTTGGTACAACTTCAATTGCTGCAAATAGAGCTAGTGGTGCTCAAACATTAACAGGTGTTTCTATTGATGGAAATGCTGCAACGGCAACATCTGCTGATCAAATTGATGGTGTTGGATTTAGAAATACGGGGTTAAACTCAGCAGTAGCCGCTAATACATTGGATTCAAATGGTATGACCTACGTTACTGATGTTGATGGTAGTACTAGTAACTTAACTGGTAACTCAACGGATGGTGCGTTATATTCTCAAATATATAGTTCTAGTTGGCAACATCAAATATATGGTGACTATAGAACCGGTATAATGTACGTTAGAGGTAAAAATAACGGTACTTGGGTTGGGTGGAAGAGAGTTGCGTTAAGTAGTGCAACAACATTCTCAAGTGTAACGAGTGTAACATTTACTCATAACTTAGGCACAGCAAACGTAACAGCACAAGTATTTGATACGAATGGAGATATGTTTTTCCCTTCTAATATAAGAATATCATCAACACAAGTAATTGTAACTTTTGCATCTTCTAGATCGGGAAGACTTGTAGTTACAGGATAAAATCATTATATTAGATTATGTTAAGAGAAAACGTAGAAGTAAGTGGATCGTTAAATGTAAGCGGAGAATATATTATACCAAGAGGACCAAGAGCAAATAGACCGACTAGTCCTGATATTGGTTCATTATATCTAGAGGAGTCACCTAGTGGTAGTTTTGTGGTTACATATACAGCATCTTCAAATTATGATAGTGGATGGGAACCAGTTGGTTCACAGGATACAGATAGAACTGGTTTCAAATATAGACAAGTTATTAATTTTTCTTATTTAGCTGGTGGATATAAAGATTCATCGCCATGGAAAAATGTTCATAGAACAACTAATTCAACAGATCAAACAGTTCACTTAGGTGAACTATTAGACTATCCCGCATCTTATACATCGGGAGCATGTAGTAAAAGTATTTTATTCATTTGGTCAACTAACACCGATGGTGGGATGAAATTTGATAATGCTATTCACTCAACGTGGACCAGTGGTATACACATGGTTAATGAAACAGCATATGCACATCAATCAAAATGGGATTTAGCAAATGCAAGAGATGACTGTGGTACTTTACATCAAGAAACAGAATTTGCTTGGATATTTGGCGCGGGTGTTTCTGCAGTTGAAAAGTTTAACTTAACAAATGAAACAATGTATAGTGTTTACTATCAAGCTGGTTCACCATATATAATAACAACATCATCAATTACAGGTAGTGGCCCATCTGGTGCTTCTGGATTTTCGGATGAAAATTATGGTTATGGTTGGACACAACAAAGTGGAACAAAATTATTTTTTGCAAACGATACATTTACAAATAATCAACAATGGGGTGCTAGTGGGCAACAAAAAGGGATTAGTTCAAAAGTGGGAAAGGGATATTGTGGTAATGAGGGGACGTACAATGGTGGTTATAATTTAAGAAGATGGAATGTTTTTACCGAAACAAACATTGGAAATGTTGCAAAGCCACACCCCAACTGTGGGGAGGAAAACTTCACAATGGGTCAAGACCATCAATATATGTTAGGTAATTATGATGGGGCACAAAATAATACTAGTTGGAAATTTACATATGCTACCGATAGTGGTGTAGTTAATCCTACTGGTTTACCACCCGGAGTAAATGGTGGAACCTCATCTGGACATTGTGGTTGGAGAGCATAAAAATTATATTTATTACATATGATACACGAGAATATTGAGATTAGTGGTTCGTTAAGAGGACAAGGTGTTACAAAACCACCAACAGGAACTAGAGCAAACAGACCAAGTAACCCACAAACCGGTTCCTTATATTTGGAGCAAGCGGTTAGTGGTAGTTTTTTAATGGTATATGCTGGTGTAAGTAACACTGACAATGGTTGGGTTAGGGTATCATCTCAAGTAAATTCTAACGTTAGTTTTAAATTTAGACAAATAATCAGTGTTTCTTATCTTGCTGGTGGGTATAAAGATTCCACACCTTGGAAAAATGTTCATAAAACAATTAATGCTACTGATCAAACTACACATATTGGTGAATTACTAGATTTTCCCGCGACATATACATCCGGGGCATGTAGTAAATATGTCTTTTTTGTTTGGTCTGTTAACACGGACGGAGCATTTAAAGGACCAACTGATGTTCATAGTATTAGGACTTCGGCCATTAATATGAATAATGACACAAAATATGCGCATAATGTTAAATTTAATATAACAACAGCAAGAAGTGACGTAGGCACAATGCATAAAGAGACAGAAATTGCTTATATGTTTGCTGCGGGTAGTACTATTGTTGACAAATTTGATTTAAGTACGGAAACAATAGCGACTGGTTTTAACTTATCAACAATTGATGGAAGTGATGGGGCGTCGGCATTTTCTGATGAAAATTTTGGATATGGGTGGACATCCGCATCAGGTATTAAAATGAACTTTTCAACTGAAACATTTCAATCATCTACACAATGGGGAGCACATTCACAACAAAAAGGTATAAGTTCTAAAGTTGGAAAAGGATATGCGGGAAATGAAGGTTCTTACAACGGTGGTTATAACCTTAGACGATGGAGTAACGCCAATGATACTAACATTGGTAACGTGTCAAAACCCCACCCTAATTGTGGTGAAGAAAACTTCACACTAGGACAAGATCATCAATATATGTTAGGTAATTATGATGGTGCACAAAATAATACAAGCTGGAAATTCTTCTATTCGACAGATACTGGAACAACGAGTGTAAGTGGATTAAACCCCGGTGTAAATGCTGGCACGTCATCGGGTCATTGTGGATGGAGAGCATAAAATAATTAAATTATGATATACGAGAATTTAGAAGTTAGTGGGAGTTTAACATCAGACAGAGTAGTCAATAGACCACCTAAAGGTACTAGAGCAAATAGGCCAGGTTCACCATTATCTGGTTCATTATATTTGGAGGAATCCACAAGCGGTAGTTTCTTGATGTTATATACCGGAGTATCAAATATAGATAACGGATGGGAAAGGATTGCGGCACAAGAAACAATTCCAATCGCATTTAGATACAGACAGGTTTTATCATATTCATATTTGGCTGGAGGATATAAAGACTCTTCGCCATGGAGAAATGTACATAAAACAACCAACTCAACACATCAAACAACACACGTTGGTGAGTTATTGGATTACCCCGTATCATATACATCTGGTGCTTGTAATAAAAGAATATTATTTGTTTGGTCAGTAAATGATGATGGGGCGTGGAAAGCGCCTAGTCAAGTTCACGGTACTAGAACGTCAGCAATTAACATGTTTAATGATACCAATTATGCACATCAAACAAAATTTAACACAGGTATTGCTAGAAGTGACGTTGCTACCATGCAAAAAGAGACAGAGTTCGCTTATTTAATTTCAGGCGGGTCAACAACAATTGAAAAGTTTAATCTCTCTAATGAAAGTTATGTAAGTGGATTTGGTGTAACATCAATTAGTGGAGATGATGGTGCAGGTGCCTTTTATGATGAAAGCTTTGGTTATGCTTGGACAACATCTGCGGGAATAAAATTTAATTTCTCTAATGAAACCCCAAGCTCTTCAACACAATGGGGAGCACATGCACAACAAAAAGGTATACCATCTAAAGTTGGTAAGGGGTATTGTGGTAACGAGGGGTCATATAATGGTGGTTACAACTTAAGAAGATGGAGCAACTCGACGGATACAAATCTTGGTAATGTTGCAAAACCGCACCCTAACTGTGGCGAAGAGAATTTTGCTATGGGTCAAGACTGGCAATACATGCTTGGTAACTATGATGGTGGTGGACAAAATAATACTAGTTGGTTATTTTATTATGCTAGTGATAGCGGTACAACTAGTGTGACCGGATTAGCACCAAGGGTTAATGCTGGAACTTCATCTGGGCATTGTGGTTGGAGATAACAGTTGACAATTTGAAAAATTTTACTTATATTAAATAAAAAAAAGAATTATGGAACAAGGTTACAAATATGATAGATCAAACTTTATCAACAACCCTTTTGATGAAAAATTAATGCAAATATCTGAAAGTATGTCGTTTGCACTACCAAAGTACAAAGCATATAATTTCGTGGGTGGAGCACAAATAACCTCATATGCAAAATTAAAACAGTGGTTATTGGAATTAAGAGGTAGAGAAGATGCGGTCGAACATCTTGAGTATACTGTAAGAAAAGCGGAACTTGAAATTCAAATGGATGAAGAAAGTAAAGAATTTATTACAGACCCAAAAAGAAAAGAGATGGTTGATCTAACCGTAGCGGATAAACATATCGATTTAAGAAAGTTTAAAAGAAATCTTAGAGATGCGTATAAGGAAAGACAGGGGTTTATTGATTTAATCAAAGAATTTTTAGAAACGGAAGCAGCAATTTTACCTGATGGTACAAGATTGATCGATGTGTTTGGAAATCCAGAATTGGAAGAGAAATATGAACACGAATACTGGACAGTTCGTATGGCTAAACAAGCTATGCTTGATATGATATCATATGGCAGAATTGGTACTGGTAACCTCGATTCAATTCTTATGATGGACCCAGAACAACAAAAGCAAGTGTTGACACTTGCATCTGCATACACAATTTCAATTGATAAAAACATAAATCAATTAATGGCGCAAGCGACAACAGATAATTTTTCAATTGAGGATTCATTAAAAAATCAATTGAAATTAACACAACCAAATAATATAGAAACAGAAAAATTATTATAATGACACATATACTTTTTAAAGTACAGGGAAACACACCGGGTTACATACAAGTAATTGGAATGTATTTAAATTACAATTATGGTAGAATAGCTGATGAGTATAACGATATGAGAGTTGAATTGAACAAACTCGGTGCGATTGTTATTCCAGAAGAGGTTGCTAGAGGGTTTGTTTTTGCTGACATATATAAAGATTATATTAGCGTTCGTACAAATTCACACATCATGGATGAGATTCCTCAGTTAGCTCAATCCGGTGAAACAGAAGCAGAAAAAGTAAAACACTTTCTTACTGACGAGGACAAAGCAGCCGGCGTTGCGTTTAATAAAGCCGCAATGAGAAAAGTTGTTGCAGATAGATTTTCTGAAAGATACAAAGAGCTTATGCTTGATGCATCTATATTAGAAAAAGACACTTGGGAAGAACAAAAAAGAGAAGCATTTGGTTGGACTGCCGATGAGGATTATCAGACACCAATTATTGATATTTTATGTGCCGGTAGAAATATTGACAAATCAATATTTGTGCAAAAAATTATTAATAATGTAACAGCATACAATACAAAGCTAGCAAATCTATTGTTGGAACAACAATTGTTAGAAGAAAGGATTAAGGCGTGTGTAAACATTGCTGATTGTCACAGACTTAAGCATGAAAAATTTGGAATTGCTTTAAGCAAACAACAAAGGGAAGATGAGAATATTGAAACAACACCTCTCACATTGAGAATGGATTTTTAAATAGTTTTTAATGAATTTAGCAATTAACGGAACGTGTGCTAAAGGTTGTTCATTTTGTTTTACTAAAGAAGATGCAAGAACAAAACACACGTTAGGTGAAATGGATATAGAAATGGTCGATAAAATTATCGACCATTATCGTCTAAATAACTTCAATGAAGAAATCACCATACTTGGTGGCGAGCCCACACAGCATTCAAATTTTATTGGGATATTAGAACATATATTTTCTAAGGGGTTTAAGGTAAACCTAGTTAGTAACTTTCTATTTGGTAAAACAACCAGAGAGTTTATAATAGATAATATTAAAAACATTAGATGGGTATTCCCAAATGCGGCTGAGCTTAATGAAAAAAATAGAATGGTTATTTTTAAAAAAAACTATTTAGAAATTTATAAAGCATATGCAAATACGTGGGGGTTCGAAACTAATCCAAGATTATACTTAGCACTAACAATGTCGAGCGATTGGAAGAGTAGAAACTTCTATGAATACATTAAGTGGTTATACCACGAATTGGATGGTAAAATAAACGCCATTAGATTAGGATTAGACTTAACCGGCACCTATCTCATTAATAATAAAGAGATGGGGAATGAGATGACTAAAATACTTAAGTTTGGTCTATATAATCAAATAAAGATCACATCAGATTGTCAGGTACCGCCATGTCTTTGGGAAGGTAAAACAAAAAAGGCTGTGATGGAAAACTCCTTAAATTTTGCCACATTCAAAATCCCTGAGTATGAAACAATATGTGGGTTTATGCCGCTGGATATTTTTCCGGACGGTAGTTCAATTCATTGTTATCCATTAGAGGATAAAGTAAAAATCAAGAATGTTTTGGAAATATCAGGAGAAAATGGTATATTAGGGTTAAGAGAAGAGTTTGATAAACTTTATATTGACAATCATAAAAATTACTCAATCCCACAAGGTTGTTTAGATTGTGTTTTTTATAAAACAGAATGTAATGGAATATGTGGAGGTTGTATCGAAGGTAGCAAATGACAAAGAAAATATTTTCAATACCGTTTAATCCTATGTTAACAGAGGATATGTTCATGAATGAATTTTATCCATTCCTAGAAAGAAATAAAGAATGGATCTATGACATTTATTTTACATGTAGGATACCACCATTCATACAAGATGCAATGGGTGCTGTATTCAGAGAAGAAGACAAAGACATTGTGTTTGAAAATGCAATGATAATACAAAAAGCACTTGGTATTAAAATAAGTGCAACGTTTAACAACGTTAATATCTCACCAAATTATCAGAACTATCAATTGTTTGTTGATAATCTAAAACCATTATATGAAAAGGGTTTAAGATGCATCACTATCCCACACGGCCATTGGGTTGCGATGGGGCTTAAGAAACATTTCCCCGAAATGGAAATCAAGAATACCATATTAAGAAAGGTAGCAACAGGACAAGACTTTTGGTATAATGCGGATCAGGGGTTTGATTATATCAACCTTGATAGAATTTTAATGAGAGATGTTGAGGAATTAAAAAACATCAAGAGAGCACAATTAAAATATCAAGAAGATAAAGGTAGGTATGTTAAAATATCATTACTAGTTAATGAAGGTTGTTTAGGTAGATGCCCAGTAATGGATGAACATTATACATACAACAACTTAAGAACTAATAATGAATTACCATACTTTCATCATGAGATTTCCAAAGTAACTTGTGAACATAAATGGGAAAAAGACATTAATGCTTTCTTCTTCAAGACCGGGACAATACCACCGTTTAAAGAAGAGTTCGATGAATTTTTAGAATATATTGATGTTTTTAAAATGCATGGGAGAGATAGTTTCAATCGATTAAAAGAGACTATGGAAATTGTTGACTCATATGTTCAAGGTAAAGAAGTACTATCTGAAACATCACATATATATCTTGATGGTATTCCACACGAGGAGTTAAAAGGTTGGAGAAATAAAATAAAGAAATGTAAATTTCAGTGTTGGGATTGTAACTATTGTGATGTTGTTGCTAACCACAAAAAGAAATCATATGGACTTAGTTAAACACATAGATGAATCTATTGAGTGGGGTAGACTAGAAGTGTCTAAATTAACACAAGAAATTCTAGATATACATGGAATCACTAGCAATAAAGTTAGGTGTTTTCTTAATAATATTTGCAACATTGATGATGCAACATATCTGGAGATTGGTGTGTTTAGAGGTGCTACTTTTTGTTCTGCGGTATATGGTAACAACATTAACTCAATAGCTATTGATAATTTTATGTCACCTAACTTAACACCCAAAGGTGTGAGTCAAAAAATAGGTAACTATTATAAACATAACATAGACACACTACCACAAGAAGAGTTTTTATCTAATGTTAAAAAACATAGTAATGTTAAAAAAACATCAGTATATAAAACAGATTATCAAACATTTGATTTTAGTACCCTACCAAATGTTGATATTATTTTTTATGATGGTGAAACAAAATTTCATGATCAGTATGTAGCATTAACTAATATGTTACCGGTGTTCTCTAATCAAACTATTGTTATTATGGATGATTGGAATTGGAATAGCGGGGCATTTGATAAGTTTGTAAATGATAACAACCTATTTGTTAGTCATTATAGAGAAATCTTTACATCTGGTGAAGATAAGACCGATTTCTGGAACGGTTTAGGTGTATTTTTAATAGAGAAATAGTTGATTATTTAATGTTTTTTGTTTATATTAGAATCTATAATAAACTTTTCTTAAACAAAAACAAAATGAGAAAAACAATCACAATGCTATCGCTAATGTTAGCACTATTGTTTACTACCACTATGTCATTTGGACAATACAGTAGTAGTGCAATTCAGAAAGGTTCAGAACAAACCTTAAACGTTCGAACGGACTCAGTCCCTAATCAATTACAAGAGATTGTTGTTACAGCAAAGAAAGTGCCATTGATGACCAAAATTGGTCCTTATGGTCAACCACTTTGGACAACAATCAGAATGTTTCCATCCACTAGAGTTTATGTAATGAACCCTCCTGGTACAGCAATGTACGAGAAGTGGTTTGATATTAGAAACAGAAGAGACGGTGCCACTCAAATTAGAATGAGAGATGAGTTCACATTCGGTTTAGGTAAGAGACTTCAATTGGATTTATATTCCCACACAGTATATGATGGTTATAATGGTGATAAGGAATTTAAATGGAGAGGCTTCTCTTGGGAATTCCGTTACGCACTTGCTGACTGGGGTAAGATCTGGGGTAATCCAACATTGTATTGGGAAACTAAAATGTTAGATGGGCGCTGGGGAATTGAACCTAAATTATTATTAGGTGATCGATTTGGTGAAAGAGGTATCTGGGGTTTCAACGCAATTTACGAAGGTAATTTAGGTGGAACAAAAGAAGAAAGAGAACCAGAATACGCATACACAGCATCATTTGGTGAGATGGTAAATAACAACCTAACAATAGGTGCATCACATATGCTTCGTTATAATGATTATGGTGGAGGATCTACCGAAGTTTATTTCGGCCCTCTTGTACAATATCGCTTTAACAACAGAGCATATCTAAGTGTTGAGCATATGCATGGATTAACAGAAGCATCACATTTATCACGAAGCACAATTATATTTGCATGGAGATTTTAATCAAAGGACAAGAGTTCCTTGTCTATTTAATATTCATTATGTTCGTTACAGGTATCCTCAAAGAAAGAGGATACCTTATGGACATCTTCAGACTACTTGAACAAAAAGTTAAGTCTAAGAGGATGGTAGTATTTTTGGTATCATTATTTGGTGGTATCTTACCTATTCCTGGCCGCGTAGCATTATCAGCATCAATGTTAAACAGCATCGCCCCTGTTGATAATAAGAAACGTAAGAAGTTTGGTATCATTGATTACCTAGCAACACATCATTATTACCTATGGTCCCCATTGGAGAAGACTGTTATTATACCAATGGCCGTGTTAAGTCTAACCTACATGCAATTTATGTCCTATATCTGGCCATTACTTTTAATATCTGTATTATATGTGACATATTATATTTTATCATTAGAAGATGATGAAATTGATATTGAAGTTAAAGATGAGCCAATTAATATGGAAAACATAACTATGGTGGTTATACCATTCTTGGTTACCATATTAATGTGTGTATTTCTTACTGAATATTATTTTGGTTTCTTTACGGGATTTACAATATGGTTAGTATATTACTCTAAAAGCTGGAATAAGATCTTAAGCTACATTGATTGGGAATTAATATGGATCGTTGCATTGGTGATTATTTTAGGTAACCTAGTTGGTTCATACTATGGTGTGATAGAATCATACATTAAACAATACAGTAAACCAGAATATATTCTGGTGGTTTCTGTTATATCATTTCTTTCATCATTTATGTTAGGATCTTCCGCAAAGTATGCGAGTATCGTTAGCTTATTAACAAGTGTGTTTGGTATGCAGTACTTTGTTTTATTCTTTACATTGGAATATTCAGCATATTTGATCTCACCATCCCATAAGTGTTTACCGATCGGTCAGAAATATTTCCATACCGGATTTATGACATATCTAAAAGCATTAATTGTGTGGATTTCGATCATGATAACATATGCTCTTTTAACAATTATTTAGTGTTTACTTTTTTAAAAATAAAATATATATTATAAAAGATAATTTAAATTTATGGACAAAATTACATTAAAATTAGGTGACGTTCTACAATTAGAAAGCGAAATAAATGGTTATGTTGACCAACAATCTGGCGAGCAGATCTATGAGGGTTTTAGCAAACAAAATCTATCAATTATTTTGAAATATGAACTAAGCGATTTCTCAGCAACACTTAAAGGTGAAAGAAGTAAAGTTGATGCATTAAGAGATGATTTGATTAAAAAACATGGTGAAGACGACGGTAAGGGAGGTTTATGGGTAAAGATGCATAATGAAGTTAAAGACGAAGAAGGTAATATCATTGGAAAAGTAATTAATCCAAAATATGTTGAATTTGATAAAGAGTATGGCACTCTCTTAAATCAAGAGATAGAACTTGAATATCCAGAAATCACTAAAGAAGACCTAAAGGATGCTGGTAAAACAAAAGACAAATATCAAGTGCTATTTAAACTGATCAAAAAGGAAGTAAAAAAAGAAGGAGCTAATTAAGCTCCTTTTTTTTATACTCGTAAACATAATCATGTAAGTTAATGATTGGTACCCAATCTAACACAAACCTAGCTAGTGCACTATCACATAGAGTTTCTTGAGCTTCACCTGGTTTATCTTCAAAATACAATCTATCTTCCTTAAACATATCAGCAACTTCATTTAATGAAAAGTTCTTACCCCTACCCAGTTCAAAAATATACCCCCAGGCTTGCTTTTCTTCTATCTTAATTAAACCATTAACAATATCATCAATGTGGGTGAAATCTCTTCTCTTAGAGCCATCACCATATATTGTTAACGGTTCACCATCATCATATTGTTTTTCCCATCTACCGATCACAGTGCTATAACCACCATCTCTTAAATGATGTGGCCCATAAACATTGTAGAAGCGAGCGATTGAAGCGTTTAACTTAAAATGATCCTGATAAAGTTTAATAATTTCCTCACCAATGTCTTTACTGAATGTATATGGGTTTTTAAATTTACCACTATGGTGTGAACTACTTCCAGCATAAACCAATGGTATATTATTATTGATACAATATTGTGCAATATTCAAAGTACCATTCGTATTTGTCTCAAAATATTCTACGGGTTGTTTAAATGAAGGTTGTATTCTAGCTATTGCAGCTAAATGATAAACAAGATCAAACTTAATGTCATGTAAAATACTTAAATCACTAACATCACCAAACATGTAATTTGCACCATCTTGGTGATTAGACACATAGCCACTCAAATAGTTGTCTATAGATGTTACATTATGGCCATCCTTCAATAATCTCTTAATTAAATTGGTACCTACAAATCCAGCACCACCTGTTACAAGTACATTCATTAAATCACTTTTTTAATATCAATCATCATATTACCAATCTGGTATTCGCCTGGTTCGTAATATGGTATAGAAAGTCTTAGTTTTTTAAGTGTGTCAAGATCCATTTGATCAAATGGGCTAGTCTCGTAAATCATCACGTCAACGTCGTCAGTAAGGGTAAATTTCGATCTTAAATCATATTTGGTATTCTTCTGTTCATTCTGGATATAATCGTCTGGAATAGCCCCTAAATTGATTTTATCAAAAAACGGTTCTATTTGTAGTAAAAAAGATCTACTTCTAGTAGTTAACCCCATCTTAAATGTTTTGTATTTGAAGTCTTTGTCCTCCCAATACCTAATCTCATTAAATGCTGAGAATGGTAATCCCCATTTTCTTACAAAGTTTCTGTTTGATGATACTTCGATTAGTTGTCTATTTGTTTTCATATCATCACTAAATCTAGATGTTTGTGAAACAAAATGATATGTGATAGCAGAGTCACAGGTTTTTAATTCATAACCTTTAATCTTAGCTCTTAATAAGAAATCATCATCTTCACAGAAGCAAGGAACGAAACTAAATCCATCAAATCCACCAACATCTTCAAACATCTTCTTGTATCCACTCATAAAGAAAACAGCACCATCATAAAGTGTATCACTTTGATTCCATTGTTGAACATAACTGTTGAAGTTAAAATGATCAAAATCATCAAAGCCACTACCAAGATCTAACAATACTTTACCTGGTCTTTTATGACCTCTGAATACTGGGGGTTCAATAGTTGTATATGATAACACCATATTAGGTTTAAGGAGCCTTTCTATTGCTTCTAAAAACCCTTCACCAATAACCATATCATTGTGAATCAACACAACCTTATCGGTGTCAACAAGTTTGATGCCAGCATTATACGTATCGGAGAATGTTAACCTATCGTCATCATGAATATAAGAAACATTATCATCTTCTAACCCCTCAAGCCACTCTTTTGTACCATCACTAGATCCACCACTGCTAATAACCAATGGTGCTGTTGGATAAACATGTCTAAGGTGTCTGTAACATTCCTTAGTTAATTCTAATTTATTGTAAACCGCCAGTACAAATGTTATATTCATATTATAATTCTATTAAACCGATCCCTAAGTAACTACCTGCAACACTATCATATTGTTCAATGAACTCGTGGTGTTTATAATTGTTTTTTATTTCATTCCAGAAATTTACTACTCCTTGACAAGCATCACTAGAAATATCATGAAACACAACATACTTTGGTGAATATTGTAATGATCTTTCAAAGTCAGTCTTCACACCATTATATGAATGATCACCATCAATTAAAATTAAATCAACTTGTTCTTGTACATTTTCTTTGTCAAGTAAAGCACTGTTGATCTTAATAAAAGTAAAGTCAGCATGGTTAGAATATTCTTTTAGGATGCTAGATTTATCAATTAAATCACAAGCAAATGCTTTTACGTTTTTATTCTTTAATTTTAATATCTCATTTGTGATAATGAATGTACCACCCCATCTACAACCAATCTCTAGGTATGAATTGATCTTGAACTTACTTAATAGTTTAAGATACTTACTAAATTGATTTGGATACTGCCAGAATCTTAAACCTATATTATAATGTTGTGATAGGTGTTGTGGCATCTCATGCCCATTCTCACCATTCATTCCTAAAGAAGGTAATAGATTCTCTAAATCTTCTTGTGTTATTTTTTTAAGGTCAATACCTCTAATGATTTCTAATAAATCTTTCATTTTAATCCCATTTGTGTTTAAATAAAACCTTTTTATTATTGTAATATACTGTGCCGTCAGCATCCTGTTGTGTGCCAACTGGACTTGGATAATGTAGATGATTATGAATATCATATGGCATCTCATAAACATTATAACCATTAGTGTTTATCAATAGTGATAACAACCATTGTTGTTTAGCATAATGATGAAAAGTTTTATCCACTTCAGGATAATATTCAATAAACTGGTTCATTAATTTTATCCAAGTTTTTTTATTCATTGCTAACACACCGGTGTTATATACCTTAATCTTTTTTAAACCCTTTTTTAATAATGATGACTCTCTATCTATAATACCCAATCTTAATGACTCATCATGTAATGTATCTGTTGGTGATGCATTATAACCAACATAGATATCATCATCTTTGAAATTTTTAAATCTAGTTACCTCTTCTTCTGTTAAAGCTCTTTGTAATTTAATGTCACCATCTGTAAAGAAAATAACATCATCATCACTAGTTAATTCATCTAACATCTTTGACTTTAAAAACTCACCATGTTGAATACAATAGTTTGATGGGACTATCTCTAGATCTTTTTGATAGACATTAACTATTTTTATTTTCTCATACTTCATTTTCATTTCATCATCACCTAAAAAAACCAAGTAGTTTGAATCAAAGTTTGAGTTAGCCTCAATTGATTTCAAGTATCCTGTCATCTTATGCAGATAGTTTAGGTTACTTCCTGTTGCTAAAATTAATTTATTCATTTATTATTATATTGTGTTATAAAATTCGTTCTGTGTTTCTTGTTTATTAATTGTTTTATTATGAATTAAACAATATTCTTCTTCTAATGGGAGAATAGCATAGTATTTCGCACCAACTATTCTTTCGTGGACCTTACCATCCCATTTTAAGGTTGGTTTAAATATTCTACCTTGATAATCAGGGAAGTTAATTCTTCCTTCTTTATCTAGATTCCATTTCCATTTGTTGATATGCTCCATTGTTATCCCCTTAACCGTGTTAATTCGTGCTAAATAAAATAGATCGACCTCTTTGTTTTCCTCAATTATAGCACTAATGTTTTTAATCAAGTACTCACTAATCATCTCATCAGCATCTAACTGAAAGATATAATCACCTGTACAATATTCATTTAGCTTATTCTTCCAGTCAGCGAAGTTGTTATCCCAATCCAAACCTCTCCATGTTTGTACATTAGGTTTAATGTTGAACGGTAATAGGAAATCTAACACATCTTTACTTCCATTCTTTTCATCAAACAGGATAACAATTTCGTCATTTATGTTTTTATTTTCTAATAAAAAGGGAACCAATCTTTTTATTTCATCTAATTCATTGCATACGGTTATAGCAAAACTTATTTTCATTAGTTGTTAATTTTTTCTCTTGAGTATATTTTTAGTTTTTTACCTGTTTTGTCATCAAAAAAAGTCATAGTACTATCAGTTCTATTTGTTAAGGTAAAACTTATTTTAGGATCAGATGCAAAATCTTTTTTTGACCCTGTTGCAAACACAATCGGCTGATCATCATCGAATTGAAAACACCATTCACATATATCAATAAACTTTGTACCAGCAATTGTGAACGATGATGATTGCGGTGTGGCCGTGGTTAAAAATACTGATTCTCTTTTCCTTCTTGGCATACTATTTTATTTTATTCAATTTAGGTAAATTTAATTGTTTTTGTACTGGTTCCTCTTTAGTCTCAAGTGGTATTAATGATTTAAACTTATCAACCATTTTTTCCAATGAGAACTTCTCTTGATTTTCTACTCTTAATATTTCTGATTTAGATAAGAAAGTTTCATAATCTTTCTTAACTAATTTTAAAACTTCAGCCACTTCATTATAATTTGCTGTAAACCATTTTGATCCCTTTAAAATAAAGTCATCTATAGCACTGTCATCAACATCGGTTAATTTACCACCAACCATAATTGCTTTATCCATTGGTAAGAAGTCTTTGTGCCCAGACCAATTTGATGCTATTACTGGTTTACCTGTCATTGTAAATTCTAACATAGGTCTACCAAATCCTTCACCCTTAGTTATTGATACCATAGATTTAACTTTAGGGTGGTTATATAATTCATTCATCTCCTTGTTTGATAAATCACCAAATAAAAGATATATTGATGGTGGGTTTTCAGTCTTACCAACAATGTCTTCAATCTTCTTTCTGAACTCTTCTCTTTGTTTAACTGAGAATGATGCTGAGGATGTTTTAAGAATCAAAGCTGGCACATCTTCTTGACCTTTAAACGCCTCGACGAAACATCTAATTAACATACCAACATCCTTTCTATCCTGTCCTATATTTCCTTTTAACCAATGGCCAACAAATAGATAAGCAAAGTCTTCTTTAATATCTAAATCAATTCCACTATAAACATTATTATATATTGTTGTATCAATACCTTCAAATAAAACATGCACCGGTTTTTCAATTCTATGTTGTTTAATTAATTTACCAGTAACATTGTCTGTCTCATTATAAACTGTTGACAACAAAACATCCTTTGAAAATTCTGATGTTGCAATAATCATATCCATTTTATTACAACCATCAACCCAGTTCTTTGGAGCCACTGTTGTTTCAATACCCGCTGTAACACCGATATTGAATTTACCGACCCTTTGGAATTCATTTGGGACAGTAACCTGAACATAAATGTCTGGTTGTGTGGCTAAGTTTGTTATAATATTTGCATCAATCCATTTATGAAAAACATTATCTTCTTCTAATGCTGTTAATGGAGTAGATCCCCAACCACAACTATCAATTTTTATATCAAACGTTTCCATTTTATATAATGCTTCAAGTAAGTCTCTTGAATGTGCACCATAACCGCTTCTCGTCTTTACTGGACCTCTAAATAATAAAAATGGTTTTCTCATATAATTTTATATAAATCAAATTTCTTTCTTGGTTTGAAGTTCTTGATCGTTTGTTCAATACCTTCAGACATCTTATCACACATTATTTTATTTGATAGATTGTTAATCATAAACTCCCTACCTAATAATCCTTTTGCTTTTCTTTTTTTCTTACTAGTCTTGTACATTTTCATGATAGCATATGCAACATCATTATCATTTACTCTATCATCAAAGATGTATGGTGTTGGTACAGAACCATTTAAGTTAATAGCTGCTGACCATACAGGTTCAACCCATTCTCCATGTAATGTAGCGCCATGTGTCTTTTTATCATGTAATGAACCAAATGTTATATAATCATCAGCGCTATAATTAAATCCACATTGATCTTGTAAACCACCTGTAACATTAACAATGATTGGTGTACCGGCCATTAATGATTCTGCAGTTGTTAAACCAAACCCCTCATTGTTTGCAATATTAATTGTACAATCAACCAAGTTATATATTTCATTTAACTTATCTTGTTCTAACTTTAATCCAGTGAACTTAACATCATATGGACAAAGAGCTTCGATAACCGCAGGTAAATCTGTTCCATTATCATCAACAGCAGCTGTGTGCATTAATAACAAACACTTATCAGCTTTTTCTTTTGGTAATTGATCACAAAACAATTTGAATGAATATATTACATCAGATGGTTGTTTTCTTCTAATGTTTCTATTGTTATAGAATAAAACAAAATCATATTCCTTATCACCAAAGATAAGTTTTTTAATGTCATCATTTACAACATCTAATGGTTTAAATGTTTCAGGATTAATTCCATGTGGAACATAACTTATTTGCCAGTCTTCTAATGGTTTGTAAGTTACTTTATCTGTCATCTTACCAACACGGTGCACAATACCATATGTTTGTTTGGATATACAACCCAACCAATCAACACTCTCATAATAATTTCTATTGTACTTTGGATCTGGTAGATCGTCCCATATATGATAAAATAATAATGGTGTGTGTTGTCTAATCTCATGCTCGTTATCATATAACCATTGCCAATAATGTGGATCGGTAAAATGTAAAATAGCATCTGGTTTCTCTTCATTAATTAATCTCCTAAGAATATTAATATCACCATAACCATTGTATGGGATTATCTTAAGTTTTGCATCTTGAATACCAGTTCTCATTCTAACATCATCATTAACATCAACAATCTTCCCAGCTTCCGGATGTGTAATAGCAGCACCCAACTGTACCCAATCATATTTGTCGATTGTCCCCATGACAATCTCTTTTGACATAGTAGCGATACCTGATGTCATTCTTAGATCATCAGATAATAATAATATTTTTTTCTTCATTAATTAAAACTTTGATCCTGTTGAAGCCAGTCCGTTGTGATTATCGATCTGTTTTCTAAAGTCTTCACTCTTATTGTATAGATCCATCGATCTATTTACTAACTTTTGAAAGTTAATGCTACCATCAATAATATTGACTTTGAATTTTTTGTAGACATCATCTAACACAGTTACACTAGTTAATTTAGTATTTCCTTTCATATTTAAAAATATATATTCTTATATACTCTAAGATCAAAAAATAACGAACACAAGGTGTCCGTCATTTATAAACTTAAAGCTCTTTATTCTCAATCATCTCACGAAGAGCTACAGCCACCTGTACAATTTGTTCTTGTTGAACATCTGGTGTTGCAATTGGTGTTGTTGATTCAGTTACATTTTGATTTTGAACTGGTTGTTCAGGTTCATTATTCTTTTTTTTACATCCGCATCCCATAGTAGTATGTTTTTATATAAATATTTATTTTATTAATTTCTTGATAAAATATAGTTAAAAAAAAGAAAAAAACAAAGGTTAAACCGGATTATATTTTGTACCTAAATAAAGGTTTGTTGTGTCACCTTCATTAAAATCGGAACAGGTTCCAGATGGGAACTCAAACACATGGTCAGCCGCCGCAGTAAAGTGTTGGCACTCTTCACCAGAACATGGTTGACAATCTCTGAATATCTTGTTGATCCTGTTATTTAACACAAAAACAATGTCCAACGGTATTATACAGTCTTTCATCCAGAAACTATGGAATCCCCTTTTTAATTTAAACCCCATACAGCCATCCAGGCTTTCTCTACCCATCATACCTTTTTGAATATCATCTGGGTGAGTTAACATTTCAACAGGGAACACCTTACCGTTTATTCTTAATTCCATAATAATAAATATGGTATTTGTTTTTTTAAATTCTTTTGCATATATTTGAAAGATGCCAGCAATATTTAACGATTTATTGGAATTTAAGGAC